GGTCCTAGAGAGACTAGATATGTGCTTGAGCGCGATCATGTTTTGATCAATAACATGGTGCGAGTGTTTTCTAATAGGTTCATAAACAGAGAACATGCGCTACTGCATGAAACTGAGTTCTCTGACATATTTGCAATTTATGTCAATGACGTTCGTGAGAGAAACTACGTGAAAAAGTTCATGGGTGCTAATGCCCTGGACACCAACCAATTGGATGTGCTGAGATGCAGGCTTAAAAGCGCGTTCAAACCCAGCAATGCTACCAAAGGTGACACCACGGACGGGGTGGGGCAACCCACCTTGTGCCATGAACCGTTAGCTTTGGTGCAAGTTCAGTATGTAATGCGTTGCGTTGTCTGGATGCTGGCTAAAGTTGCGAACCGTGGAGATCTCAAAGATAAATTCTTTCTTAATGTCTATAGGAACGCGGATGAATATGAAATGGATGCCGGAGCTGCCATAGCTCAGGCCACGGCAATGGGGGCTACGCACGCAAATGGAGACGTCATTAAATTGGACAAATCGCAAGATGAGTTTGATTTGGCTTTGTTTCGCGAGTTCTGTGTGCAAAATTTGCACATGACCGATGAACTTGCGGATTATCTTGTGCGTTTGTGTGAATCTCCCACTGTCACCAGTGGTCTTTTTAGAATGAAGTTGTATCAGAGATTTCCGACTGGCTGCATTCTTACATATCTGTTGAACACGATGTGCTGCGCGATAAAGTACACTTACAGGTTTGACTGGGATGGTCTGGCTGTGCTGCTTTCTCAAGGTGACGACGATGATCTTACGGCCGTTAACTTGAGAATAAACTCCGTCAGGCAAATGGAATTGTATGCTTGCTCAAAAACGCGTTTCACTGACACAATAGATGATGCGGCTAATTATTGTGGTAAGTTGCTGGTGGGGGAGTTCTTTGTGCCAGATTTCTACAGGATGTTCTGCAAATTCACGGCGAAGAGATGTCGGAACTGGTCTGACTTTGTGGAGTATCAACAGTCAATGAAAGAGAACATTCAAAGCTGCTTGAAGAGTGGTTTGACTAGGGTGTTCGCTGCCTCCATATTGAATAGAGACATTTCTAGTCCTTTTGGTAGGGTCAAGGTTTCCCCAAATGAAATGGAATGCATGTTTGAAGTGTATGTGAGCTGGGCTTTCGCCAGCAAACGCACTTATGACAAGTATGTTAAACAATTTCGTTTTGAGGAGGAAATATTGAATGCAGACAAAGAGACTAGTCTACAAATTTATGACAATTGCGCAAAAAGGCTAATGCCACAACTTTATTTTGAATAGAGCGTGTCCCCGAGTGGGTCGCTAATCTAAGGATTTAAAAAAAAAAAAAAAAAAACACGC